TCAAACCCGTAGCGCTGTGCCAGCTCTGCATTAAGTGCCGCGTAATCTTCCTTTTCCATTGCTTCTGTTGGATGCTTCATCATTCAATTCCCAAAATTCGTTCAATAAAGTTCATGCGCTCAAGGTCTTGTTTAATGCGGATTGTGAAATCTCCCTTCTGGTTACGCGATGCAGCAAAATACAAGCGTGCCTCTCGTGCTTTTTTCTCTGCCTCGTCTGAGTTGATTGAAATCAGGACATCCGCGATACGCACTCGGTTGAAATCTTCCGCAACATGCTCCATCGTTGAGACGGATGCTTTGGCACCCTCTCTGTTTGTCTGTGTTGCTGAAAGCATTGCCGCATTTTCTTCCTGTGAAATCGCACGCAGCTCGACATAAATTGACTTTGAATTTTCAATCGGGTCGGTTGTGTAGACAGTTGGTGCCATGATGTCTGCGTAATCCACGACAATCATGTCGAATGTCTGCCCTTTTGCTCTGTACTTCTTGAGCAGCCGTCTCAAATCGCCTGGGCTGAATGTCCCCGTCGGAAATTCCTCGATAATGAATTTCCCCGCTTTTGCCGCAAGCGTCTCGATCTTTTCCGCAACATCCTCCGATTTTGCTGCCAGCTCAGACATTGCGGTGCTTGTGATGGACGCATCCAGCCTGTCGGCGATGATTGCCGACGAAACTTCCAACGAGACGAGCAAAACGTTATACCCGGCAAGCGCTGCGTTTCGTCCAAAGTAGAGCAAGGATGTTGATTTACCTACTTTTGGCTTGCCCATCATTACAGACAGCTCTCCACGACCCCACCCTTTCTGATATAGGACAGAATCAAGCGCTTTTAACCCTGTCGGGATAGAGTTGTACGACGCAGTCCCGGCTGCCAGTTCTTTTCGAACCTCTTTGCGTCGTGCTGCGTCTGCGAAAAAATCCATCCCCTCCCCGGCCGTTGTCGCTCCAACTTGGAAGGCTCGTGTAAGCTCCTCCTCAGCACGTCCGATCTTTCCGGTGTCAAGATAGTCAACAGACTTTAAAATCGCATTGCTGATAGCCTGGTGACGCGCAAAAAGCTCAACCTTCTCGACGACGTGCTCTGCACCCGATAAATCAAAAGAAGATAGCTCTTTGAATTTATCAATAACGCTCGCAAGCATCTCCGTCGGGATTGATTTGTCAGCCTTCCCATCTTTGATGATCTGCGTCATGTCGGCGCGCGTCGGCGCTGATTTGTACTTCTTAAAAAACGCGAGAGACTTTGCGACCAAGATTGCCTCTGCCGTATTCTCAAAATAATCTGGAGTGATTAGCCCTTCTACTTGACTGTTAAACCCTGAATCTCGGATTGATAACGCCGCGATCTTCGTTTGAAACTCATCCTCAAACTCGTACTTGACCGGTTCTGCCGGCTCTTTTTCAACGACGGCTAGTTCTGGACTTGAACTCATTCCATTCTCCCTAAGTAAATGTTGATTATTGTTATTGAAGCGTCGTAGTGGCTTGCTTTACGAATGCTTTCCCAAACTCTCGCTCTACAAAATCGCTCACTAGCATTCCGCACTCAAGATAATGATAGATTGCAAACTCTGGGTGCATCTTGGCTTTAATTTGATCGACCAGGTAGTTCTGAAAATCAACCTGATCGCACTGCCCGACAAATCTCTCTGCTTTCGTGAAAAACTCATCCTCTGGCACCGTAATGCTCGCGTTAAGCTTATCGAGCCACTTTTCCTCAATGCGCTCTGTCATTTCCTTTGAATAAAGCTGCTGCGGACGCGGAAGGTTTTTCCAATTGCGACTCAACGTGTAATTCATTGCCTCGCGAATGTAGAAGCTGTACTCACAACCCATTCTGTCCGCTGACTGTCGTGCTTTCCAAAATCCAGTGCGTTCGATTGCTGCAAGCTTAAACAAATCCTCTCCGCGAAAGCCTTTGACGTACTGTGCCTTTTCAACGTCTTTTGCTTTCGCTACCGCGCCTTTGTACTCCTGACGATAATGATGCGCGAAAAGATAAGTCGCTTCTGTCGGATGCATTGTTCTGTAATCGAACCACTTTTCACGGAACAGCATTACCTCTAAGTCCAAAAGTTTTTGGCTTATAAATTCGTAAGCGATAACTTCGTATTGAAACCGAGACTTTCCTAATCCGAAGATTTCCATCGTGGTGCTTCCCATCAATTTTTCATCCTTTAAATATCTTTCTCTAAGTATAGTGAGGAAGTATTTATATAATGATAATTTCCTTGAGAATGCCGTATCACCCTGCGGTGTAGAAGTAGAGATGACATAGAAACTCAAGCGCTTGTTGGATTGTAAGCGCTTAGATTCCTAGTCCTGTCGGTATATGATTGGTTTAGTGATATGCAAAGATGATTTGCTTCGCAATGCCTGAGCGCACTACGTCATCTTTGTTGAACGAAACGTGGCTGATGCCTTTGATGGTACGATTTTCGATCAGTCTTGTGAGCGCGTCTTGAAGACCGCATAACCCATGAATGTCCTGTTGCTCTAAATCCCCGTCCACGATGACTTTGCAATTCTCGCCAATGCGTGTGAGGAACATTTTCATCCCTTTCGGGGTCGTATTTTGCGCCTCGTCCAAAATCACCCAGGCATTTTTGAACGTCATGCCTCGCATGAACCCAAGTGGGACGGGCAGGATGCGCTTGGATTTGATTAGCGCTTCAGTGTGAGACTTTCCAAGACGCTCATAAAAGGCTTGAAGGAATGGTTCAAGATAAGGGGCGTACTTGTCGTCCAAATCGCCAGGTAACAACCCCATCTCTTCCTCCGCTGCTTCTTGTGCCGGCCGTGTGATGATGATTTGCTCAATCTCACCACTTTTTAAGCGCTCTGCTGCTAATGCTGCCGCAATGAATGTTTTGCCCGTTCCGGCCGGCCCCGTTCCAAAAATGATCTTTGAGATTTCGATTGCGCTGATGTATTGCCCCTGTGCTCTATTGAGCGCTTCGATGGGCTTTGCGATTACTTTAGGTTTAAACTCTGTCGTTTTGTGCTCTTCCGGTGTGTTGAGTGGGTCGTATTGCATGTCTTGCTTGGCGATGCGTCTTTCGCGCCGCGCTGCACGATTTCGTTTCTTTGATTTTGCCATGTATGTGAGTCCAATCTGATTGATGTCTTGCTCTACTGTCGATTATATTGGTCGCATTCTCCCTACTATGAGTCAGCAGGGAGAAATTTAAAATTAATCTCGATAGTAGAACTTTCCGCCTGATACAGCGAACGAATCTCCGACGAAAATGTAGTCGAACGCCGTTGCTTTTGTCAGCGTGTCGCAATTTGCAATCAGAAACCCTTCATTCCATACTTCGCCTTCACAGTAAGACGCAGAGCGCTTATGCCCCGAACCCATCTGATGCCATTCGTAAGCTCCAAACGTGTGATTGAATTGTGACCAAACGATATGTTTGTGGTGATGCCCGTTCCATCCTGGCAACCCCATGTTTCGAGCATGAGGGAAATGGTGAGCAAGCATGGATTCGTAATAGATTTTGTAGTTGTTTTGAAGCTCTTTGGATTGCTCGCGCTTTGTAAACGCGGCAAGATCGGCTTTAGCGATATAGTTCACCTCGTACTTGTCGAGTCCAAGCAGTGAACCGACCGTCATTCCGTGCAGATCAGAAAGCACCTCGCGCAGCGCAGGGGTTGAATCCGCAACCATCTTCAACAGACGCGCTTCATGGTTCCCTTCGATCAAATCTATCTGACTGTCAGGGCAAACCTCTCTTAGCGGCTTTAAGACGTTCTCATGGACGAATTTGATGCGCCCCGTGACATTCCACTCACGCGGGTCATTTGTGTATGCTGAGAATTCGGGCAAATCGAACAAATCACCGGTGATTGCGACAACGTCCGGCTGCACTCGTTTGCATGTGTCGATAAAGACTTTCAGATAGAATGGGTCGCACTCGATGTCGTGAATGTCAGAGCACGCTACAACAGTTTTAAATCGGCCACCCTTGTCGCGAACGTATTTCTCTTCATACCCCATCTTTTCTTTGTTGAAGTCGCGGTAATGATCGAGCGACGCATGTTTGGCAATATTGCGCTCCATGCGCTTCTGGTGGCGGGTCAGCTCTAAAGCGGCTTGCTTCTTAAACTCTTCGAATGTTCCAAAATAACGATTCCAGGTTGAGTCCGTGATTGCTGTATTGGTGCGAAAGAAGTTGCGGGTGATGAACTTGTTAGGTTCAAGCGACTGAACGCGACGTAGCTCACTGATGCAGTCCTGCTCATCCCATGATTCCATGAAGCGCTTGCCCTCTTCTGACATGGGCGATTCGTGCGTGGATGTCTTTTTACGGTAGATGACTTCTGGAAGATCGGCACCGATGGCTACGTGCTTGCGAATTTCCGATGCTCTGTTTCTAACCGAGGACGTTGCAATTCCAAGCTCTTTCGCAACGTCTTTGATGGTAGGGTAGTTCGTCTGATCGTTGTAAATTTCAGCAAACGCAATGGCTTTTGCTTTTGATAGAACGCTTCCGGCATTAGCACCGCTCATATCGCTCTCCTGTTGATTTGAAAAATAATAGTAAAGTTTTACTTACTTTTCATTATAGCCAGTAGATAAAGAGCGAACGCACATCAGTGTAGACGTTTGTGTCCTTTTTTTACGATCAGCTTGTGAAGAAGATTTGGGTGGACGCGATGAGCTTTGCGCTCTCCATCAAGAAGTTGCGCTTCTGAAAGCGCTGCATAGCATAATTCTGAGCAGAACCAGCCGTTTTTATCATGCCTGTCGAACGGAAAGATTTGCGACAAGAATATCCCTCGGTAGTCGTAGCTTTTGCCGATCTTGTCCATCAGAAATGTTCGCATTTTGACAAGCGAGTCGGGTGATAATTCGATGTCGTAGACATCCCATTTATCCTCTGGCCACCCTCCACTTCTTGCGATTATCATTCCCGCGCTCGCGTTCGCATCGTAGGAACAATCGCCGATGCGTATCTCGCAGTGCGAGTATTTGCCGAACGTCCAAAGCTTGATTAAAGTGCTAATCAAGCTCGAACTCTTCCCCCCGTGGTGGAATCCGATCTGAATGTTCATTTTTACGACGCGCCTCTATTAGCCAATCAATCATTTTGTTGTGCTCGATCATGAGTTTGTTGTAGCGAGCGGCACAATCCGCATGATTTAAGATTTCACCCTCTATTGAAGTTTTGGAAGCTTTTCTGCCTTCTGCATCAATGAGCTTGGTGGTAGAGGGCAATTTTTGACCTCTGGCTCCACTATAACCTCTGGCTTCATTGAGCAAGCCGATAGAGAATTTGCTAAGATAAGTATTGCTAGGATTGCAAGAAGTTTGAGCAAGTAGGTGCTCTGTACTTGCTCGCAATCTTTGTTGCACTCTTTCTGACCTTTCATAGTTTTCCTCCAGCTCCTTGAGAATGGAACTGTTTATTTCGTCATTAATCGCCATGATTCTTTCGCTCTCAGCGATTGCCCTTTTAACCCTCTCACGCATTTCAGTGCGCAAGATGCTAACCTCTATCCGGTGTGCGTCCTCGATGCTTTTCACTTTTTCTTTAAGCATCTCCGCCTGCTCCGCCTCGCTGAATTTTGTTGCGGTATAAAACCCTGCTCCAAAAAGTGCGACTGATAGCGCTCCGTACACCAAAATTGTCCGCATTGCATTAAGACCAAACATTACTCAACCATCATCCTTCGCCAGTACGCCCAAATCCTGTTGACGTAGCCAATTGTTTCCTTACTGTGTCTGCCTGTCACTTCTGGAAGGCAAACGATAATCTTGTGATAAAGCCGCTCGCCTCCGCACACTCTTTGTGCTTTGATGATATTGCCCATCCCCGCGTTGTAAGATGCGAGGGCAAGACTATGTCTATGAACTTCGGGTCGATCTTCTACCCACCCTCGTCGCAACTTGGCCATATAGTAAGCACCGGCTTTGATGCTCAAATCTGCCGTGAACGGAGAAGCTTTGCTGTTGAAGCGCAACTCGCGCACCATTTGTTTCCAAGTTCCAGGCATAAACTGTGCAATCCCGGCTGCGCCGACATGCGACCTGGCATCAGCTTTTAACAGACTTTCCTGATAAAGCTGTGCCTTGTAGACCTTCCAATTGAAAATGTCAGGCAAAAATTGCTTTGACGCTTTTCGAATCTGTCTGTCGTACTTGTCAGGAAATGCCCATGCCGACGAAGATAGCGAAAGCGACAATACGAGCGCCAAGATAGATAGCAAGCGCAACATCATTCATTCCTCCTATGCGTTTGGCGAAATCCAGCCCAAGTGATTTATCAAGCAGTCGCAACACACCCCACATAACGAGGAAGCCAACGATCAGCATCAACAGGTTTGAAGAGATTGATGCGACTAGTAGTTCAGTTAAAAACGATTCTGTGTTTTCCATTAGTCAAGCCCTTTGATTTTGACAAAGCCTTTAATACCCCATTCAACAAGACGGACGCCGCCCAGTGCCGATAAAGCACCAAAGAACATCATCTGAATAACAGACATGCCCTGCATCAATCCGAACGAGTAGAAGAGAACTGCGCCGATCATCGCGAGGATAAGTTCACCTGCGAATCTGCGAAAACAAAAAGGTTCGTTTGAAACAAGTGCTTTTGCGAGAACGCCAAGCACAAACATGATTGCGACTGACCAGAACGTGTAGTCCTTCCAGTCAAAACTTGCCGCCTGGTTTAACATTTCTTTTTCTGGCATGATGTGTGTTGCTCCAATCGAGAATTTTGCTTCTTTGCATTGATTCTACTTTTGAGATTGGAGCAACTATAAGGAATGGTCTTTTTAAAGAATGAGCTTACTCTTCGGGCTTCTCAACATTAGGCTGTTTCTTCATCGTCTTTCGCGCGAGAAACCCCGTCGTTCACGGCGGGGAGGGATAGCGCCTGTTGCGTCAAGCAACAGCCTTTTCTCGACTCTCCGTGTTAATGCTATCAAGTTGTTTAAACCCATAGCCACAACCCCGCTCGATTAACGTGCAATGCTTGTGACTAGTCCCTTGTATCAATCCATCTTCGGACTGGATATTAAAATAGCCGTTGGCACGAATCGCCACTCGGCCTGTGTATTGGCCTTGTTTTTTACCTGACGGAACTACGGCTATAACCATGTCGCCAGTGGCAAATCCATGAACTTGTTTAGTACGCATCAAATAACCGCGAGGAAAGCCGTACTTGTTTAATCGAGTGCGTTGATAGCTGCCACGACCTGTACACTTAATTTCAAGCACCGGCTTTTGGCAATCCACAATTGGCTGAGTAATGGGTTCACCGACACAGACTGCATCAAGGGCATGCTCTTTTGGAATGCCGTGTTGCTTGCGATTGAATTTAGTCATGCCGCCCGTACCCGCGCTCACTACAAACCCTTTGTTGAGAAGGGTATGGAACAATGAATTGCGAGTGCTATTAACGGCGGCCATGTCTCGTTGCGTCTTGCACTTCCCCTTCATAACCCGCTCAATTCCTACTTTACGGGCTGTATCCATCTTTGAGCGCCCAAGGGACTTTTTCCAATCCTCTAGCAGTAGCGAACCTTTCGCTTCGTTGCACGTTCTACATGACAAGGTTAAATTACCAATTCGATTACTCCTGCCTTTGGACTTTGGAACAACATGCTCCTTCTCCAAAATAGAATCGCCTGACGAACCGTTGCAATACTGACAGGTGTGCTTGTAAGTGTAGAGAAGATATTCACGAACCTCAGACTCGTAAAGCGTACCCTGTTGATATTCCACTCCTGAAATATTAGGATTGTTAATCAATTGCGTATCAAACTTAACTCTTTCGACAAATACTTCAATATCAGGTAATAATCCATTCAGCTTATCCACCCAAGCCACTGTCGTATCGACTCGATGTTGCAGCGAGGGTGGCAGCCATCCTTTAGGTTTAACCCGGTTTTCAAACCGTGTCGGACGATGCCAAAGCTGATTACGTCTTCTGCGTCTAAACGCTCTACGTTGGGTTAAAGCCTCACTAATTTGATGACCACGGTGTGCTAGGTGAAACAGGGCTTTGACCTTTAAACGCCCTTCACCTTGAACCACAACAGCCATACCAGTTGTTTTACTGCCTGGGTCTAACTTGACCTGACAATTTTGTAATTCGCTTTCAGAAACCAAGCGGTCTTTCAAGCGGATAGTAAAAGGATACTGTTTGTGTATCACAGCTCGACCACGAGACAGAAGTAACCGTGCTCGTTTTTCAGAGCATGGCATCAGCGGCTTTTTGTTTTTACCCAATACAAATACCGACACGGTATCCTCCAAAATAAACACCCTTACGGGTCTTGTAACGTGGCTTTAAAAGCCATCTCCCTTCGAGATTGAATGCAACCGGCTCCTGTATTGCTACAGCGACACCAAGATTCGGCACTTACCCTATGCCAGCATTCTCAATGCCTTTTAGAGCTTGAGGCTAAGGAAGCACCCCAAGGTAAGTCTTAACGACCTGTTGCACTCTGCTGCTTAATCAAAAGATTAAGCCCTCTGGTCAACTAGGCTTTGCAATCCTCGCCCTTAAGGTCGGGGTAGTTGACACTTTCAAGCTCTGCTTGAAGCATGGCCACCTTTTGATTTGCCTTTGTAAGCGCGAATTTAAGATTGACGGTTTCGTTCAAAAAATTATTGCGCTGCTCTTCCAACAATGAGATTAGGATTGTCGTATCCTGCTGTTGGCCATCATTCTGCTGCTGAGTGTTATCTTGTGCCTGTTCTGACATGCGTGCGTCCTCCGCGTGTGTTTAAATAAAGATTCACAGAGGATTATAGCCATGCATTTGAGATGCAAATTTTCGACAGTGCCGTATCACATGACGGCTCTATTTTTCTTCGCAACGTGGATGTAATAGCTATGGATGAGCGTATGCAGCTCTCCCACTGTCATAGTAGCGCCGGTCGCTTCTCCGGTTGTCGGGTCGATGATGTCGACAACCTCATCTGGAGCAAACTGCTCGGTAAATGTGTAGGTCGGTTTAGACAGTGCTTCTCCGTCGACACTGACGATCTTTTCTTCCGAAATTGTGACGACCGGTGCAGCGCCAAAATCATTCTGAATATGAATGGCGTTTGCTCGAAAATATGCTGTCCCAACAACGTTTTGTTCTAAATAATTAGCCATATTTCTTCTCCGTTAAAAGTCTGTAGGCAGTTGTAAATGAAATTCCCAGGTTGTACTTTGTTGACAATGATTTTGCACACTTGTGAGCAGACGCCCCATATTGAATTCCAACTCTGTACGCCTCCACTTCATACTTTAAACGGTGCTTTTTGCTGACGAAGTACAAAACGCCCATGAATGGATTTTTTAAGAATTGACGCACATGCGTCTTTTCATGCTCGATCAAATTTTTCACATGCGCTTTGTTTGGCTTTATGAAGATGATGAACCCAATCGTAAGTGCGTCGAAGCGTGTTTTATTCAACAGTCTTGTTTTGATAATCATGTTTATTCCTATGAGAAAGTTACAGTGAGTTCGGTTACTGTCGCATCACTCCAAGGAGAGTCGTTATACACATCAAAGTGAACCGATTGACCTGCCGAGACTGTTGCAGAGATTGGATGATCGTTTCCATCTGGTGTCATCCAAAGCCCTCCTCCAACGTTGATGTAAATGCTCAAATCTTGCGCTTGGACGCCGCTTACAGTTGCCGTCGCTTTAACGTTTGTAAATGTTGCAGCGGATGGGAATGTCTCGTTTATTACGAACCATGAGCTTCCATCCGGCCCCGCCACTCCTGAGCCAGTCCAATGAAATACAGTCGCTGATGACTTTCCATAAAGGTTGCCGAGACTGATGGCTCCGCTTGCTACTCCGGCGAGTGTTCGGACATTGGAATTTCCCAACCCGATTGCTCCCGATTCGCCTAGTTCAGTTCTGACATCGCCCAGGCTGATCGGGCCACTTGTCTGCAATCCCATTATCTAGCCTCCAGCTTTTCTATCTTCGCGCTCAACTCCTTGATCGCCTCGATAAGCAGCCCTGCAAGATTTCCATACGCTACAGAGTATTCCGTTTCCTCAGAGCGGCTTCTGGAAGGACTTTCAACACTTCTTGAGCGATAACGCCGGTCTGTCTGCGTGGCACTAAATCATTACCGTTTTCGTCCTGCTTAACATCCGTTCTGTCAAATGTATAGCCACCAAGCTTTTTGACCTTCTCCAAAGCGTCAGGGATAGTCTCAATGTTCGTCTTAACGCGAATATCCGAGTAAGCGGTAACGTTGCCGGATGTCCAGATATTTGTTCCCCACCCTGCTGTCGCACTTCCGTTACTGACGCAATATTGACCGTGCCCTCCGGCAGCGCCGCCATATTTGTATGCAATCCCGTAGAGATTCCCGAACGACGACCCGTCTGCGGCATTTCGATAAGCCGTCCCCATTGACCAAATATGCTGCGTCTTCGTATAGTCGTATGTTCCAAAAACACCTCTATTTCTGCTTGCCGTTGGAACGACAATGTCGCCGGCGAGATTTAAAGTTGAGGACAGCGTATCCGCAGCATTCGAGCGCAAGAAGCCTGATGCTGAAATTCCACCAAGCGTGTTTGAGTTTGCGGCCGTCCCTGTCGTCGAAAGCTTGCCGTCTAGGGCGGCCTGCAACCCATCGACGTTTGCGATAATGTGATTGTGCGAGTCGTCGGCGACTGTTGCAGTGATATTCACGTTTGCAGACCCGTTAAACGCCACAGAGCCGGAAACATCGCCTGAGATTGAGATTGTCCGTGCTGTCGCTAAAATAGCGGCGCTGCCCGCTGTGCCTGCATGCGCAACCGATAATGACCCCTCGTTAGCACGCGTTAGCGCAAGACTTCCGCCGATTGTCATGGTTCCACTGATGCTCATGTTTCCGGCATTGTCGATTTTTCCGACTTCTCCACTGCCGGCTCCATTTCCAAATCGCACTGAATTGCCTTGGTACCAGTTTAGGTAGAGACTGCTGCTCGCATCATGCGGGTCAATATGCATGTTTCCATTCGTTACTTTGATTTTGCCAACAGTTCCGGCCGTATAGCCGTACAGATTCAGAATGCCTTGCGTTCCGTCTGCTTTACCAAGCTGCATCCCTCCTGCAAAATAACCCTTCCCTGACCCATCAATCTGAGCAACCGGAGCGCCTGCATTTTTAAACACAAAGCCGCGATTTGCGCCGCTATCCATTTGGAAATACATATTGTAGTCGGAAGCGGCGTCCAAGCTTCCGCCCCACGTCGTGTCTGCCGTGGATGACATATAAATTTTGTACAGCTCGCTATTCCAAAAGCGCATTCCGTTTCCGTTGCCCGGAGTCACCGAGTAGAGTGAATTGGCAATATCGGAACGTAGGAATGAAGAAGCATGCAGTCCGTCCAACATATCGGAGTCAATTCCGTTGCCAGACCCAAAATCGGATAGCATTAAAAATCTGTCCCAATCACCCCATACCCCTGCGATGTAATGTCTCGCGTACTGTCGGATAGCGCCGGCAACGTTTTCAGTGAAGATTTGCAAAACCTCGCCATTATCCAGTCTGTGAAATACACGCGTTTTGCCCCCGGTTATTGCTCCAGCAGGTCTATTTGTCGACGCTCCACTCACATTGTATTGACCGTTGGTCATCAACGTATTCATGTCGCCCGAAAATGCCATTAAACCGGTCAGCCCGAAGTCGCCTACCTTCAACAAGCGATTGGCTGTAGTATCAGTAAAGGAAGTAGTAACGTCATAGGAAATTGAGGTCTTGACCATGCTGGATGTCAGCACTCTTTCCCAGGTTGCCGGCCATACTCCATTGTTACGGCGACGCAGATAGATGCGCCCGTCGGTCATTCCATAAACTTTCTGAACAGGCTGCGCACCGTCGTAATCAACAACAAGGATTCCGTAGAGAATGCCGTCCGGGGAGTTAATAGGAGCCACGCCTGACCACCCGTATCTTCCGAAAGCGGTGATGCTGTTTAAATCATCAGTCGAATTCAAAATGGTTGTGTTGGCCGACTGCATAAACATTGTCGAGCCTTTGCCGCCAAGAGTGTCGGCATCAAGCCCAGAGCCAATTCCATCAACTGTTTTGATTGCTGCAAGTAGCTGCGATGCTGTGACAGCTCCGACATAACCCCCAACACTTGTGACGGACTCCGTATTGTCGACTTTGTCCCAGGTGGTTCCGTTGAAGATGATCGAATCACCCACTGCGAAAACTGTTCCGCTGATAGTCCCTGCAACGGAAATTTTATAAAAATCCCCAAGTGAAGGGGTTGATGGGTAAACTCCTGTGCTTGCGTCGTGTTTGCCAAGATAGTGCAGCGCCCCGGTTGCCGCAGCTTGCGCCTGCAATGCCCAGTGCTTCGCTGAAAACTCCCCTGGCTTAACCTCTACGTTTTCTGCATTTTCGGCCCACAGGTGTGCAAACGTTTCGCTGGATGCTGCGTTAGTTTCCGACGCAGCGGCATTAGCCTCTGATGTAGCAGCGTTGGATTCACTCGTTGCCGAGTTTGTTTCGCTAACAGCGGCAGCATTTGAGGAATTCAGCGCCTCAAGAGCGCTCTGTGCCGACGCAGTGTTGCTCGCTTCCGATTTTCTGGCGTGATGCAGTGCTGAAAACTTACCGACTTCAACTTCAATGTCTTCCGGGTTCTCAGCCCATTGCAGAGCCTTGTTTTCGGACGCAAGTGCATTCGTCTCGCTTGTAGCGGCGTTCGTCTCGCTTGTTCCCGCAAGAATCGCCGATGTAACGGCATTGGATTCACTCGCGGCGGCGGCTGTTTCTGAATTGCTTGCTGCTAAGGCACTGGCTCCAGCGGCTTCCTCCGACCCGGCCGCATTTGTCTCCGATGTCGATGCCGCAAGCGCACTTGCTTGAGCGCTAGACTCAGATGCAGCAGCGGCTGTTTCGGACGCCCCGGCATTTGTTTCGGATGCGGCCGCATTTGTTTCGCTTGCTGCTGCGCTTGCCTCACTCGCGGCGGCATTCTCCGCATGGTGTTTCGCGGAAAATTGGCCAGGCTCAACCTCGACGTTTGTAACTTCTTCCGCCCACAACTGTGCTTTATTTTCGGATTCAGCGGCAGCGATTTGAGAACCTTCCGCGAGTGCTTCGAGTTGCTGAACGTTGGTTTGACGCGTTTGGATGTCTGCATAAATCGCATCAATTTGCAGCTTAATTGCATCAATTTGGTCTTTACTCAACTGCACGTCATTTGCAAGCTGAATCAGATCAATCCCTGTGCTTGTATAGGCAAAATTAAAGGATTGGGCGGACTCAATTTGCAACAACGCTCGCTTGATTAGCGATCCTGTTTCAATGTCGCCCGCTTCTGGATATGGAAGATTGAGAATTGGCGTAAATGACTGCGCAATAACATAAGGCGAATCGACTAGCGTTGCTCCGCCCCATGTTCCTGAAATCGTAAAATGCGTACCGTCAGTGATGCTCGCGATCTCATGCCAATATCCAAGTCCGGGAACCGTAAAAATATCCCCGACTTTGATGCCAGCCGAAAGCACGTCACCAGCAGCTAAAGTTACTGCGGATTGACCGTTTGCTAAACTTACTGTTCCCGTCTTATACTGCGCCATTTAAAGCCCCTTAAATTACCATTACGTATGATTATACCGACGGGTTTAAGGGGTTGATTTAATAGTCAACATTTACTTACTTACCCGCACAAATAGATACACGGAATCATTCTGATCTCGTCCGGGGTTTCAAATGTCCAATCGCCTCGCGCTTTTGCTACCGTGTAATTGTGAACGACACTGTCCAATTGCTTCATGCCCTTGCCTGGTGTTGACGATGTGATGATGAGATCGCCGTTAGCAATGTCTCCGTTTTCGCCACATACGTTAATCATCCCTTCGCCAACCGCATTAAATTGGACGGTTGCAAACCCTGCCGGAAGCTCGCCGGTCGTCACGACCTCTTCATCAACGACTTCACTTGTCGTCAGGGCTGCCGGAATCATATCGGATTTTTCCACCGCTACAACCCCGATTGCAGGAAGTGAATCAGAAGATGACAGTTCAACCT